AACTTCCAAGTATACAAAAAAATAATTTTAAATCTGGAAAAACTGCAACTGTTAAAAACAACAGTTGGGCCTTACCAGACCCTTATTACAGAGCCGTGTAATATGTCAGATCCAATTCAATCCGCCATACAATCTACTAAATCAATCGCCTCGGGGGTAGCCTCATCAGCCGCTTCTTCCGCAGCCGCAGCAGCTTCGTCTGCCGCAGCAGATGCTATATCGCCAAAGCTTCCGCTAGGAGCAGCAGACAAATTAAAAAAATTACCTCTTACAAAAGATCCCGAATTATTAAACCATCAATTAAAAGCAGAAGGACAGAAATTAGCTGGTGAGGCACAGGAAATGCTTCAACAAGAAGTAGATAAACGAACAGAAGGACTTAAAGATAAAGTTGCATTGCTTGCATCATTGGCAGCAGGGGCGATTTCTTTATATGTAAAGCTTCCAATTTTAGACCCGAAATTGCTTGCTACAATTGCATTTTTAAAAGCACAGCAAGAATTTCGGGAATTAAAACAAAAAGTAAGTAAACAAAATTTAAAAAAGTCAAAAGAAAGTTTTACTTTTCCCATGAAGCCCCCCACATCGCTATCGTCAATACCTAAAATCCCACAGGTTCCAAAGTTACCAAGTCTTCCAACACTTCCTCCGATTCCGAAGATCCCTTCTGCACCCACTGTCTCAGATGTTGTTTCACGAATTAACCCCAGAACATAGGATATTCTTATGGACAAACAATTACTAAAAGCGTATATCAAAACTATAGTAGAAGATGAAGTTAAAAGAATTCTTCCAGAATTGCTTTCAGAAGCAGTTTCTGAAATAAAACAGTTGTCTGAAAATAAGCGCCCGAATACCCCACCACAACCTCAAAAAAAATCAACTCTTGATAGAGGCAGATTGGCTGAACTTATGGGTATGACATATGATGGCGAGACAATAAGAGCCAACACAGGTGGAATGGCTATACCGCTTCCAGAAAACGCACCCCGTGACGCAGATCCAGAAGTAGTTAAGGCTATTACAAAAGATTATTCACAGTTAATGAAGGCGATGAAAATCGTTTGAGATAGAATATGGCACAAGCTATAGGAGTTACATTACCCATTCGTATGGGAAACACAGGATATTTTGAACAATCGTTTGATACCCTCACCCAAGTTAAGTCAAACTTTATAAATTTGATACTTACTAGAAAGGGGGAACGTGTTCATCAACCTGATTTTGGGTGCGGGATACACGAATATCTCTTTGAACAGTTAACTCCCGAAAACATTGAAGGAGCACGGTTATCTGTAGTGGATGCAGTGGAAAAGTGGATGCCGTTTCTGGAACTAGTGCAGTTTGAATTGGAAGCTGGTCCATCTGAAATAGATAATAATACTCTTCGTTTATATGTTGGATACAGACTCAGGAAAAACCCAAACATCAGAGATACGATCATTCTGACGTTTTAGGAGATAAATAATGGCGGTGAATCAATCAATAACTAGAAAATTTACACCTAATTTCAAGGATGTTAATTATTTAACAAAGAACTTTCCCGAATTCCGTCAAAATTTGATTGAATTTGCCAAAGCGTATTATCCAAATACATATACTGATTTTAATGAAGCATCTCCAGGTATGATGTTTATGGAAATGGCAGCATATGTTGGTGATGTTTTATCATTTTACATTGATAATCAATACAAAGAGAACTTGTTGCTGTTTGCAAAAGAACGCCAAAACGTAATTGCAATATCTCAGGCATTGGGATATAAGCCAAAGCTCACATCAACTGCTACAGTAGAAGCAACAATATATCAACGAGTACCTGCTCTCGGGGCAGCATATCAATATGACATGGATAAGCGGTTTTTGTTAAAAGTATTAGCCAATTCTAAATTTTCAACTAATACGCCACCGATTCAATCATTTAGATCAATTGAAGACGTAGATTTTGCAGACACGGTAGGTAGATCAAAGCCAGAGGTGGTATCTAGAGATTCAAATAATGCACCTACAATGTACGTTGTTTCTAAAAAAATAAAACTTGTTTCCGCTGATACAAAAACTATAACATATACATTTGGATCTCCTCAAAAGTTTAGTAAAATTGAAATACCTGATACCAATATAATTGGAATTGTTAGTGTAAAGGATTCAGAAAATAATACTTGGTATGAGGTAGATTATCTCGGCCAAGATTTGATATTAGAAGAACGAAATATTGGTACTAGAAATACTGACGGATTTCTTTCGGAAGAAACATTGCAATTAAATTCATTATCTCCTGCCAAGCTCGCGGTATTAAGAAAAAAACCACGGAGGTTTGTTACGAGAATAAATTCTGAGTTAAAGATGGAGTTATGGTTTGGATCAGGAACAAGCAATCTGGATGATGAGTTGGTAACATTAAACTCTGGACAAATTGCAAATACAAAATATAACCAAGGGGTTGCAAATGTTAGTTTAGACCCATCAGACTTTATTGCAAGTGATACATTTGGGTTAGCACCGGCAAATACTACTCTTACTATAACTTATTTAGTTGGTGGTGGAGTTGAATCGAATGTTCCTTCTAATACTATTACTGAAGTTGCTGTGCCATTGATTACAAATCTTGCAACGGACTACACTCCCGCAGAACAAAATTTATTTGCACAAACGGTTGCAAGTATTGGAATTAACAATGATGAACCGGCTCGCGGTGGTGGTGATATAGAAACTGTGGAGGAAATTCGTCAAAATGCTCTAGCATTTTTTAATGCACAAAATCGTGTCGTTACTGTCAAGGATTATGTGGTTCGTTCGTTGGCTATGCCATCAAAATTTGGACAAATATCAAAAGTATTTGTCGTCCGCGATGAACAGATTAGTCAAATAGAGTCGCAGGATTCCGGTTCATTGGTTGTAAACAACGATGCCGATCCATTCAATAACAGATCATATGTATATAATCCAGTAGCACCTAATTCAATTAATTTATATGTGTTGGGTTATAATGCGGAGGGACGCCTTGCCACTCTCAATACTTTAGTAAAGAAAAATTTGGCAAAATACTTGGAACAATATCGTATGTTAACTGATGACGTAAACATTATTGATGCGTTTGTAGTTAATATTGCTGTAGATTTTCATATTGTGGTTTACAGAAATTATAATATGAATGATGTTATTGCTCGCTGTATTGATGCTATTAAAGAATTTTTTAATATAGATAAATGGCAAATTAATCAACCGATTATTATGAATGATTTACGATTGACAATTGGTTCGGTAGAAGGGGTGCAGACAGTGACTGATGTAATTATTACTAACAAGTATAAGTTCCAAGATGGGCGAGATTATTTTGAATACAGATATCCTATAGAAGAAGCAGTAAGTGATGATGTCATATATCCATCACTTGATCCGTGTGTTTTTGAAATACGATATCCCGAATCGGATATCGTTGGATATGCCAGACAATAATTGAGATAATATATGAGAACATTTTTGTCGTCTACACAAGACGCAACGATATACCAGCGATATCCAACAATTAATACTGGGTTAGATGAAATTCTTGAAGTCGGAAAGCTAGTTAAAAGCTTGGACGGCGATAATATGTATGCGTCCGGATCAGCGAGACTTCTTATTAATTTTGATATACCATCAGAACAACAATACCCAACCAGTTCAAAATATTATTTAAAATTGCATATAGCTAATGCAAAAAATGTCAAACGGTATCAAAAATTAGAAGTGTATCCAGTATCACGCAGTTGGATCGAAGGCAGTGGATATTTTTATCAAGATGTGGAAAATGCACAAGATGGTGTTACATGGCAAGATGCGAATGAGTCAGAATACTGGGTGGCTTCTGGTAGTGACTATGTTACTAGTCCAAGTGCATCATACACGCTTTCTGCAGTTCCTATTGAAGATATCAAGATTGATGTAACAAGTATTATTGCACCGGTTGTTTCTGGATCAAATGAGGTTCAGTGGAACGGACTGATTGTTAAATTTCCAGAAGCAGATGAAACAAGTTCAATCAACAAGGGAAATATTAAAGTATTTTCAGGAAATACTCATACGGTATTTTCGCCAAAGCTGGAAGTTGTATGGAACGATCAAGAATTTATTACTGGTAGTATGAAGCCTTTGCGAAATAGTAACGTATCAATCATGCCAAAAAATTTAAAAGAAGGATATACGCTTGGTGAAGTTGATAAAGTATATCTTGTTGTGAGAGACAAATATCCTGATAAACGATATGATGCAGTGCAGCGTTATAAGTCAACATACTATTTACCAACGTCATCGTATTTTAGAATAACAGATCAAACATCTGGTGTTGTATTATATGATTTTGATCAATATTCTGGAATTAGTTGTGATACAACCGGATCATATTTCATATTAGATACCACTGGGCTTGATATAAACCGATATTATACAATAGATCTGAAAATTAGATCGGGAAGTTTAGTATTTTTTCCAGAATTCAGTTATACCTTCAAAGTAGATACCGATGAGTAATATTTTAGAGTCATTTGTTCCAAAATTTTTGGTAAATTTGAAAAAAGCTAATGATGATATTATAACTGTAACTACTAAAAATTTTTCTCCACAAGGAGATCAATATGTAGTAGATAAACGGGTTGTACTTCCGAGTGTTGTACAAACTACACAATCATTACAAGAACTGCAGCCAGAAATTTCTTATACATACCCATACAAAATTGTTACTCCGTTAGATTATGACGGATCAACCATCGTTATCAGTCCTAGTAGAAATTCAGACCCAACGGCATCACAAGGATATTATGTTCCAATATATTTTGAGCGATATAATCGTGATGTTATTAAAAATATAAATAAAAATTTTACTGAGTTAGTGCTTCCTACACTTCTTACACCGACTGATCGTCTTCCTGGCGAATAATTATGCCAAATCAATATAATTTTTATAGCGATGTTACAACTAAAACAGAACCACGATTTTTAGCATCGCGAATTGTAAATACAAATACAACGGATGTTTTGTATGAGGAAATACCCGCTAGTTTTGCATATGATCAAGATGATAATATTGAACTACATTTCTATACAATTCCATCAAATCAATTATTGATGAGTACGACGATTAAATTAACAGATGGAATAATCAAAACACATTTGGTAGAATACTCGGACAGAACGTATAAAAATTATATACGTATAGATTTTACAAAATTATTTCTTGATAAAAAGAAAACACTTGTTCCAGGAGATTATAGAGTTTCTATAAACTTTTTTTCTGATGAAGTCGGTTCGTATGATAATAGAATTTTAAATATAGATCAGATATCGGAATCCCGAACAGAAGTACAACTTTCTTTCAATAATGTGAAAGATCAAATTGATATTCAAGAAAATAATAGACTCGCAAAAGAATTTGTAGAAAAATCTTTTACTAGAGTAGATGCGGTTGGTACAGCCCAAAAAATATTTAAATCGGGTGTTGAATTAAACGATCCGACCGAAGGAGTCACTTCCAAAAATATCATACAAAATATAGAGGTGGTTGGTGGACAAACGTATAATAATACGATTGGTAGAATTGATAGAATTAAAGCAAGAGAAAAATTTGAAAAAGATTTGAATGATTTCGTAGTAGATTTATATAAAACTATAGTCGAAGAAATAGTTATTATTAATGACGAACGAATTCAAGAAGATGAATATCGGGTGCTGATACAATCCGCAGTTGATAAAAAAATAGAAAGTTTTAAGAAAATTGTTGATGATCGAATTAAAATAAGTTAATATATGAAACGAATTGATTTGAATAAATTAATAAATCCATTAGTAACTGAGGAAGATGCGGGGGGTGGAGGTGGGGGAGGCGGAAACACTCCGACTCCGACTCCGACACCTACTCCTACGTCTGCGACTGTATCAAACAATACCGCTGATCAGTGTTCAATAGTAAAACAAGATTGTCCTACTGGATATGTTTGTCAAATACAACAATCGGGTGGTGGTGGACTAGGATTTTTTGCTGTACCAACGTTTAGAGCAGTTTGTGTGGAAATTCCCAAAGCAACTCCCACACCTACTCCTACACCAACCACTACCGATGATGACACAAGAAAAACGATCCGTTGTTGTGGACCCACAACAAAGTACACCTGTTCAGATGTATCTGGAACAGCATGTCCACGGGGAGATGCAGAATGTACGACCGCTGGAGAATCTTGTAAACCAAAAAATACATGTATTGAAGCGCCACTACTTCCAGCCGAATGCAGTGGAAATACTGTTGTTCAATTATATAAAAATACGGATTGCACAGAAACAAAAAGAACAATTCAAACATGTGCAAGTACGTCAACGTGTAGAGGTGGAAAATGCGAATCGAAAGTTGCGTGTGAAGAAACTACGGGAACCCTAACATGCTCTACTGATGGTAGACGTGTTGTGCGCACAAACTTAAAATCAGACTGTTCGACAGAAGTTGTAACTGTTGAAAATTGTGCAAACGGGTGTCTAGGTGGAAAATGTAGTTGTCCAGCAAAAGATACACTTCTAGGTTGTGTTGGTGTACTTGAGGCACGAGATAAAAATGTACCGGTAAACTCTGGCAAATATGCTGATGGAAATTGTGGAATAACATATAAAGCTGCCGCACAATGTGTTACTTGTACAAAATTAGATCCACCAAGACGTACTTGTGAAGGAACAACTGGTGTATATGACAACGGATGTGATACTCCTGAGAGAAGACCGAATGATTCTGCATGTATAACGTGTACGGCTGGGTATGAATGTGATGGAACAACTGCTGTAGTATTTGATGGAACAAAAAATGCAGATGGAACTTGTAAACGCACTAGAATTAACAACGACAATCGGTGTATTCCGACGTGTGGCGGTAATAGATTTGGGGCATGTCCACCAAATCAAATATGTATTCCGATACCACGTCCTGGTATTGGAATAGAATATTTTTGCGGAACCGGCGGTACATCACCAACTCCAACTCCAACTCCAACACCTTCTACACTAACCCCAACCACCCCAACACCAACCCCAACACCAACCCCAACACCCACCCCAACACCAGTACCTGTATGGAAAAACTGCATAGATGGAAGTACGAAACCACTACCAGTCCCATCAGATTATAAATTAAGTAACTATTTAGGTACAGGCGGTGGAATTTGTTGGGAGCCACGGACAATTGTTAGTTTTGAACCAGATTTAAATACAGCATTTAATTTCGTTTATCAAAGATCATCGGAAAATTATCAACCGGCAATTACAGTAAAAGCTATAAATCCTGCATATGCCACTTCATATGAAATTTCTTTTGAAACAAATTCAGAAATTTCTATAGTTCCGCCAAAGTTTACGGTTTCCCCTAGAAATTCAACCACATTTACTTTGAATGTAACGCCGTCATTATATGAAAAATTAGGTGACGGAGATTCTGCATTAAAATTAAATATTGACATAAAGGAAGTGTAACGTATGCCAATTAAAAATTCTACGACTGGAAACATCCCGTATTTAGAAAGTTACGAACCATTTAAATTAACAAATGGTTTGGTAGAGGCTAGTACTATTTCTGAAATGATAAGTTATGATATTAAGCCTAGTGATTTTTCTACAAGTATAGAATATGTTCTTGGTTCACAAGATTTATATATAAAAGCATTAAACATTAAAAATATAACCACGAATGCAGATGTAGAATTATCTATACGATATTTTAAAAATCTTTTTTTTGTTAATTATGGCGGAATTACACAGACGCGTGAGTTTGGAACAGAATTGAAAGAAATAAAAACGATACTTTCTCCAGGAACAAATGCAAAATTTGACATTGTATTAAATAATGCACTCATTGACGCGGGAATATACAGAAATTCAGTAAATGCTAATTTGGTTGTAGTTGCGAGAAATTTACAAAATGGTAACATAATTACAAAACGTACTGATGCAACAGTGTATGAAAATCAGTATTTTCCACGACGGGTGAGGATAGAATAATATGGCATTACCCGGATTTGAAGACATTCCAGAAGATCGCGCACCATCCTATGAACAAAGTAATAATATTCCATCAAATTACACCCGTATAAGAACTGCGGTTGGTGGGTTTGTATGGGTGGATAAGCAACGTTTTCCACAAACAGCAGCACAGTATGAAAACGGAGAATTAACTGGGGGTGAGCCAGGCACTGCATCCGGCGTGTATCTACGAGTATTACCAAATCCTGTTTCTGTAGGAATTCAACAACCTACCAATTCAATACCACAAAATCCTACAGGAGAAACTGTCAATGAGTTTACAGGTACGGTTTATCAACCACCGAATACTTCTAGAGAAAAAATAAATGTTCGTGTACAATTTCCTATAAATGTAAAAATAATTCCTGCTCAAACGGTTGAACAAAGAACTTCATGGCAATATGAATTCGATGTCAATGTTGTTCCGATTAATGTTAATATATCAGAACCATTGTTGTCATCATCGTTTGAGTTTTTGTCCTCAATATTAAATAATTACATTGATGAAGAACGCGAATTAAAAACATTATTAAATTACGGAGAAGATTCACAAACAATAGCATTAGCGTACAGATACGGCTTACCAGATGCAAATAACGTAAACACTATTCAATTAAAGTTATTGCAACCTATACCGGAAGAAGTACAGCCAAACACATCTGTCTTTTTAAGTAGAGAAGTAGCTAAGAGTATAATTGATAAACTTAGAGTACGGTTTGCTCCACCAATAAATACAACTCCATATCTTAGACCAAAAAATTTAGAAGCAGCTAATAATTTAACTCTTGGAAAAACATTAAATAATGTTACGTTAAAAGTATTGTCGTTGCAAACCGGATCACTCAGTGCAGATGATCTTTATAAAAATAAAACATTTGAAGATCAAATTTTTAGACAATGGTACTCGTATGATTTTGATTCATCTGAATTAAATCTAGACTTTACCGATTATAATAATTTTGTATTTTACGGATCTGCTGCAATGCGGTTGGCAGCGTTTCGTGAAAAGCTAAAGCGTATAGAAACTGTAGAGTACAATCGTCAACAATTTTTATCATCGTCAATATATTCCGCTCAAACTTCATCGGCTACCGGAATTTTTATTCAGGAAAAATCGGCACAATATGCAAAAGAAAAAGAAGATATTATTCGTGCATTTGATAGATATGAGCAGTATTTGTACTTTACATCCGGAACGGTCGCGCCATATACAGCGTCTGCGTGGTATGCAGATGGTGGTATAGAATTTAATTCGTCGTCGTATTGGCCTAAATCCGGTAGCGTAATTGCTCCAGTATACAGCACTATCGCAGAAGAATGGTACGATAGTCAAGTACTAATTGCACAACGGTTTGATGAATTTAATGAAAATAATCTAGTCAATACCATTCCAACACATATACGTGAAACTGATGATAATTCTGCGTATATAACTTTTGTGTCAATGATTGGGCATTTCTTTGATACGTTTAAGCCATATATTGATCAGTACAATTACATATATGATCGTGGATTAAATCCTAACACTGGATTATCAAAAGATTTAATTAATGAAATAGCCGAATCTGTTGGATTTACTATGCCAACGGTAAACTCAATTTATAATCTGGCAGATAATATTTTAGGAACTACCGAGGACGGGCCTCGACGAGATCTTACTGCCGAGATTTATAAGAGATTATTGCACAATTTGCCATTTTTTGTAAAATCAAAAGGTGCCAAAACATCTCTGCAAACATTAATAAAAACTCTCGGACTACATAATCAGTTAATTTCTGTAAGAGAAACTGCAGTAGCTACTTCTGGATCATATTATACGTTTGATGAATATTCCACGGGAATATATTTTCCAGGACTGACAACTCAGAGTATAGGTGGAGGAATTTCATTAACTGCTGAGTTTGGTGGATCACTTATTACAGAACTTGGGCAATTAATAACCACAGAACAAGATCCATCTACCATTACGCTGTATTCGTATATAACTGTTCCGTTGAGTGCTTCGTTGAAGAGTCCGAAAACTCTTCAGATGAATCTGGCAATCAATTCACCTACGTTTACTACTATACTAAACACAGATACTGGATGGGGGCTTGCTGCGGTTCCTCATGCCACTATACCAACAATTGGTAAAATTGTACTTTTCGACAGTGCATCAAATGTTGTGATGGGAACAGGGTATCAGGAAATATTTAATAATGAATTGTTTAGTATAGCATTACGATCAGCCCCTGCACAATCTAGTATACGAATTATAAAAGCCGAAGGGCAGGATGTATTTTTTGATACGTTCGTAACCGAATCGGGGTCATTTAATAATACGTGGCAAAATACCGGATACCTCCATATCGGTAGTTCTGGGTCATTCTTTGGAAGCTCTTCGTTTGTGGGAACGGTGGATGAAGTTAGATTGTGGAGTGACGTTCTATCAGATGAGACGATTGTCAATACAGCATTTGACCCAGGATCTAATGCGGGTGACACATACACTGCAGCAGTAGATAGTTTAATACTACAGTTGTCATTTAATAAAATAAATACTGGTTCGTTGATGACCGGTTCAGTGTTTTTAAATGAAGCACCGTCATCATCTGCACATCTACAGTTTGTATCTGCGTCAAATATTACCACCGGTAGTATTGCAAGGTTTGAAAGAACAGTTAGTCAGTATGCTCCAACGGTTGGTGTTACATCGTATGTTTCTAATAAAATAAAATTGGTAGATCGCCCATCAAATATTACGGACAAAAATGGAGTAATTAAACTTTCTAAATCAAAGAGTATATTCCGTCCAGGAAATAAAAAAATAGCACGTGGACGCAATAGAATAGTCTTGGCAAACTCACCAATTGAAGTTGTTAATCAAAATATTATTCGTAATTTTGGTTTAGAAAATATTAATACTGCTCTGGGTGTTCCCACAACGTTGTACAAAAATTTTGAAAAGTCATTAGAAACATTACGGAAATACTATAACAGATATTATTACGTAGATGTTGATTTAAATCAATATATTAGAATACTATCAGAAGTATCTTCTGTCATGGATCAAGTGGTGGATTATTTTATACCGTCACGTGCATCTGCATTAAAAGGTGTGTTAATTGAACAGTCCATGCTTGAGCAAACTCGTATACCTCCTGTAAAAGATGCTCGGTTGTATGGTAACAATTCAAGAAGAACATTGCATGCCGTAGGATCATTGACTGGTAGTAAGCCAGATTATAGTGCAACGTATGCAGTTTCTTCTATTATAGAACCTGAACCAGAAACTACCGGTAAGTATACATTATTACAAACAGAGATTGCACCACTTCCGGTGTTACGAGGAACTAGATCGGCAATATCTGGATCAATTGAAGTTGTAGATCCTGATACAATACTTAGTGGTAGCGTTTCTCAATTAACGGGAACTATAGATACTGAAGAGTCTACAATCATAGCAACAGATTATGTCACGTACACGGCAACAATCGACAGTAATCTATATGAAATGAATAAAATTCCGTATAACGGAAACAATAATGGATCACCTGGAGCAGAACCATTTGACAGAATTTATCCAAGAAAGCTGTTGGCTGTAGAAATTGAACGGGCTCGGTATGGAGGAACTCGTAGTATATATTTGCCAGCAGTATATGATATACCACCCATTGCAGATTTCAGAGATTTGGGAGTATATACGTTCTTTAACCACCCAGATGGTGTATACAAGTTTCCAGTCATCAAGAAGAAATTAGCATATATCCGTCCACTAAATCAGACATGGAATTATAATACACAGGCATTTGAAGGAATTACAACATGGTCGTATGGCACCGGATATAACATATATGATGTAGTGGTTCAACAAGTAAATCCTACTGATTCTGGCAGTTTATCACTAGAAACTATTGCCGCTGCACGTGCAGGAAATAAACTGTATTATGCTTTTACAACTAGGCCGGTATACTCGGCACCAGTAGAAGGAGGGGCATTCTACTCAGGAAGTGTTCCGTCATTCTTGCCACCATCATTGGATAGAAACAATTGGGAATTAATAAGATTTACTCCGGTAGTTGATTATGAACCACGTCGAATTGTTTTTGATACGTATACATTCCCAAATCCAGCAGACACAAATTATAAGCTTACCAGTGTTGCATACCAATCTGCAATTGATCTTCCAAATAGATTCGTAGATAGTTATAATATACAAAATGTTCCACAAAATTCATATATAACTGGTGAACTCATCGTTCAGAACATTGCAAGTCTACTGGCGGTTCAGGCAGAAACTTCTAATATTAGATTGCGACTATATAGAAGTGCTACTGCTCGGGACATGGATGTCAATAGAGCAATTGTCACACCACCGTCTATTGATAGTGGATTGTTAATTGATATGACGATAGATCAAGAAAATGTAGCTCAAATAGTAGGACCGGTGGTGACGTTGTTGTCAGATACTACACCGTTATCCGGAGTATTGTATTATACAATAAATAATTTAACTGGTTCTGAGAAAATAGCGTTTGTGTTATCGTTATATTATTTTGGCATGCAAATCCATCGCAGAGTTCCGTGGGGATATCTTAGAAAGCATTATAGATATTTTAGAGATAATTCTACTGCGACCAAGAGACGAAACTACGTGGGTTGTAAAAACACCGTAAACACAACTATTGATGGTCTGCCCCCAGTCCAAGTATTCTTCAGCGAAGGCACTGATTTGCGTGTTGCGTCCACACAAACAAATGACGAAATAATTACCGGTGGTGGTGGACAACTAAATGTTACTTAATTTTTAGCACTATATATTTATATTAGACCTCTTATAATTGGAGTTGATACATATGGGATATTTAACGGGAAATGAAATTACCGTGGATGCTATCTTGACTAAGAAAGGAAGAGAACTGTTAGCTATGGGTCGCTCTGCTTTTAATGTCACGCAATTTGCGGTTGCAGATGACGAGATTGACTATGGCTTATACGATACAGCCCATCCTCTTGGAACAGCATACTACGGCAGTGCAATTGAACGGATGCCTGTTGTAGAAGCTTCTCCTGATGAAACACAAAATTTAAGATATAAATTGGTGACACTCGGTCGCGGAGCAGCTAATATCCCAACCATTCAAGTTGGTATTGCGGCTATAAACTTAACTTATAGTTCAACTGCGAATCCAACCTCACCAACTATCAAACCAACCACCAGTGATGGCACATTGAATGGACCAACGTTTGGATACACAGCCATATTATATGATAGTGAAGCCGCCGTTTTGAGTGGAACACCTGTTCCAGGAACAAGCACGGTTCCGGTATTTTTCGGAGATGTTCCACTAACAAACGCTGTTGTTTTAAGAGGATTGGATTTTACACTTAGACCACGCAATGTAACCAAAAAGACTGAAACACAATTGGTAATTATTGGAAATGAAACAGGTGCCACGGTAACAATTCCAGTTACTATTTATCCAGCAACTACCACCTAATAGGAAATTTATATGAGTATCTATACTAAGTTTTCAGACGACGATATTGTCAAGGCATACCCTACAATTGTTACAACTGGATTGTGGTCTAGCGACACTGGGTCATTAACTTCGGAATTATACATTGATACACAAACCGGTGGTCAAATTCCATTCAGTAAAGAATATTACTTTGATGTGTATAATCTGAATCCAAGCTCGTCAGCAGCTACGGCAGAAGTTCAATTTTCCGTTGCATATGGACACATTAATGGAGGTGGATCTCCTACATTAGCTGAAAATCAAACTTCTACATTGGCGTCAAAGGCAATTTATAGCCAATATAGAAATTTGCTTCTTGATCCAAGTGATACGAAATTTACATTTAATGGCGTAGAATCGGATCATATTTATGTTATCAATATTCAACGTGCAAGAATGCGTGAACAGTTGGACCCAGGAAACTGGGAACTTCCACTATCTGGCGCGAACGGTCTTAGAACATATATTGATGCCAGTGGTGAGGGTGCATTAACGGCAACTAAACTTTCTACTACTAAGGCTGGTAGAGCATTTTCTATTGTTTCTGGTGCACTAGATGGAACTGCTGGATCCATTACGTCTTCTCTTTCATTTAGTGGTTCTGGATATGGAATTGCATATCCTGATCTGGGATTAATTGTGTTAAATCCAAATGCAGTTTGTCCCGACGTAGGATTCTTTGTGTCATCGTCTGGAAATGTCGTAGGCACTGCGGCTACATCGTCATTCTCAATTCCATTCTATAGCAGTAGTATTTTCTCATCTAATAAGATCATTGCTACTCGCCCAATGGCACCTGTTACGCACTCTGTTGTATATGGAACAGAAAAGTCTGCATTTAATCATGCAGGACTATTTACTGCACTAAACTTGGCTACATCTGGTAGTGGACGGCCATTTAAAGCACGTTCGGCAGAAACTATTTCATCAACACACTATTTCGTTCGGTTACGGAACAAGCAATATAATTACTCCAACAACCCAACGTTCTATAATCCGGATACTGGTGCATTAATATATGCAGATTTTAGAAACAATCCAAAAGTGTTTATTACAACGGTTGGTTTGTATAATGAACAGAATGAATTATTGGCAGTTGCAAAATTAAGTAAACCAGTTCCAAAGAGCTTTGACGAAGAAGTATTGTTGAGAGTTCGGTTAGACTTCTAAAAGTCAAATCTGGATACGTAAAAATCAACTGACCATGACTTGTATACTATGTATATGGGAAGTGGTCAGTTATTTATTCGGAAATAACATATGAAAGTATTTGGAAGTGTTGGAAAAAAAGATTACTCTGTTCAAGACGTATATAATTCTGCCCCAATGTCGTGGGAAATGATTTCTTCTTCATATGGAGTAGAAATTACTTCTCCAAGTGAATTGCAAGGCGCGGTGGTTATCAATCGTGCCAGTGCAAACGCATTGTTTGATTCGTCCGACAAATATGTGGTAGGCGACTCAAATATTGATACACAAATATTGGAATATTCATTATACCGATCAGTAAAGCATCTTTTTTATGATAGAGGATATTTTTATAATAAGGGAGATCTGAGCACATCCAGTATAGCAGGATTACCTGATGATTTATTTGTTGTCAGTATAGGCCAATCATTTTATGGTGATAGAGTAAAACCAGGTAGTTTTGTTTTGAGTATAGATGAAGTTGGAAAAGAAATTGTGGATGATGCGGTTGGTAATTTATATGTAAGTCAATCCGGAACGGGAACATTTGTTGGAAATATTTTTTATTCTAAAGGAATTGCTGTTATACGTCACAATACCGGATCTGCAGTTACGTATATTGGGCCAAACGGATTAAAACTGGTCAGTGCATCCGTAGCATATGTAGATTACGAAAGTGACGTTAAATATTATAGACATGAAGCGGTTGTTACGTTAAAACCAACTGACTATAACATGGCGGCGTTTAACCCATCAATGGGTCAAGTATATAAGGTTACTGGCTCTATAACGGCTTCGTTATCTGCACAAAACATCCAACCAACAAGTGGTAGCGATGTTTATAGCTTATATAAACTCATGTCGTCAAACATAATAAAACCATATGTAACGTCTATTGGATTATATAACGATAAGTATGAATTATTGGCAGTTGCCAAAATGGCAAACCCAATACAGCGCACTTTTGATATTAACCAGATATTTATTATTAGGTTTGATACCTAATATTTTTGGAGAACAGTATGTCATTGATTGACCTTTACACAAGTGCTACCGCAACCTCGTATGTTGGAAGAGTTAGATTAAATCAAACGGGAATAACCAGTGCTACGCAAGATGGAACATCAACTGATGCCCCACTGACACGTGGTGTAAACTTAATGGATGCATTTAGAAGAAGTGCTGGCGGTGATCCGGCAAATGATGCAATGCAAAAAGAATTTACTAGAAACCCAGCAGGTGCATTTAAATATGCTGGTGCAGGTAAAATTCCTGGGACAGGAGAATCAGACACCGATGCAAAAAATTTAACTCGCTGGACTAATAAAGCATTACAATATGCATTCACCGATCCAGGAATTACGAGAGAAGGAGGAGTTGCCGGATCTTTATTTAGTTTATATAAAAATAGAATACGAGCAAATCATAAGTATACTCCAGCAGATACTGGAACATTTGCAATGTTTAAAGTTCAGTTGCCAACGGCTTTTCAAAAGGATAGAGCTACTGTTGGAACTCCTGCCCCATCTCCATCAGGGCTTAACGGATAATACAAATATTTAAAGAGGTTATATGAAGCCACGAAGCGCAAAAGCAAAGGGGCGTAAATTACAAAATAACGTTCGTGATTTAATACAGGAACACTTTCCGCAGCTACATCCAGATGACGTAGTGTCTACGCAAATGGGTGGGTCTGGAGTAGACATACAGTTGTCTCCAGCAGCGCGGAAAGTGTTTCCTTATTCCATTGAGTGCAAAAATACAGAAAAATTAAATATTTGGGAAGCTTTGAAACAAGCGGAAACAAATGTAAAAGATGGCACACAGGCCGCATTATTCTTTAAACGGAATCATTCCAAGACGTATGTTGCGATAGAAGCAGAACATTTTTTTGAATTAATCACTAAATTGCAAACGGTTGACAAGTCATAGACAATCTGTTAGATTGCATCTATGATGATACTTTCCCTATTACAAGAAATTTTAGGACCATATCAGCAACAGCGCGACGAATATCTATTCTCGTGTCCGTTTTGCCATCATCATAAGAAAAAATTATCTATTAATATTGCAACAAACAAATGGAAGTGTTGGATTTGTGGGAGCAAAGGTGGACACATTCTCTGGCTATTAAAGAAGCTGAATGTATCAAAAGATTTATTACAACGATTTAGGGATGAATTGGGAGATGTAGATCTTCATAAGTTCAAGATAACAACTTCTGAAACTACATTACGACCCCCGCCAGAATACAAACCGCTGTGGAAACCAGAAAAAAGTTACCAATACTATCACGCCATCACGTACCTTAAAAACAGAGGGATTACAACAGATGACATCTTACGGTATCGTATCGGATATTGCACTGAAGGCGCGTATGCTAATAGAATCATACTTCCTTCATATGATAGAAATAATCACCTCAATTACTTCACCGGAAGACTCTTTTACGATGAAGGGATGAAGTATAAGAACCCTCCGGTATCAAAAAATGTTATTTGTTTTGAAAATATGGTAGACTGGTCGGAACCAGTTATTTTATGTGAGGGAATGTTTGATGCTATCGCGCTTCGCCGGAATGCTATACCGTTATTGGGCAAGACGTTACCGAAAACGCTTGAACACACGTTATTACAGCAGAAGGTATCTAAAGTAATCATCTTCCTTGATGAAGATGCTAAAACAGAAGCATTGAAACTTGAGAACCATCTGTGTCAGTATGACATGGATGTCAGTATGGTATTAACCAGCGGAAAGGATGCTAGTGAAATGGGTTTTGAAATGGCATGGCAAGAAATTGAAGGCGCACGGAAAACAAACTTTAAAGAGTTCATTGAACAACGGTTATTGACTATATGAAAATAAATGTTTCGTTTAATAAGCTACAACACGTTGTCCATATAGCTGACGTTCATATTCGCCTGTTTCGTCGGCATGAAGAGTATGAGATGGCATTTGATCGGCTATATGAAGATATCAGAAATAAGAATCTTCAGGATTTCGTTATTGTATTAGCTGGCGACATTGTGCATGCTAAGACGGATATGAGTCCAGAAATGGTTGAGGTAACGTCAAAGTTTTTGAATGAAATGGCTGATATTGCACCCACCATTTTAATTGCCGGTAATCACGATTGTAACCTTGCAAATGCCAATCGGTTGGATGCACTCACTCCTATCGTGAACAATCTTAATCATCCCGATCTTCATTATATGAAGGGAAGCGGGGTGGTGCATGTTGCCGATACCGCGTTTGCTGTGTGTTCTATTTTTGATGAACAGGGACACTGGCCTACTGCTAGCGACATTGATCCAACTATTGTTACAA